GGCTCGCTCCACTCGTCTACTACTTTAGTGTAGAGAACCTCTTGTGCTTGCTCTTCGTCAACAAATTTTAGGTAAAAATCAGACATTTTGTTTTCCTTACGTGGTGATTTGAGTCACGCCACCCGACAGGTATGGCTTCAGCCCATTGGCGTTGTCAGCAAAAGTAGCGTTTGCGCCCGAGGAGAATAATGCTGGCTGTGCTGTTAGACCCGTTACCATGCCCGATAAGTCTTGGTTAAATGCTGATGCACTTCGGAACGTTCCAGCCATATTAGTAACTTCACCTGTGTTCCAAGAGCCGATGTCTTGGTTAAATGCTATTGCACCTTGGAACATACTAGCCATATTAGTAACTTCACCTGTGTTCCAAGAGCCGATGTCTTGGTTAAATGCTATTGCACCTTGGAACATACTAGCCATATTAGTAACTTCACCTGTGTTCCAAGCACCAATGTCTTGGTTAAATGCTGATGCAAAGTAGAACATACTAGCCATATTAGTAACTGCACCCGTGTTCCAAGCACCAATGTCTTGGTTAAATGCTGATGCACTGCTGAACATATAAGTCATATTAGTAACTGCACTTATATTCCAAGAACCGATGTTCTGATTAAATGCTGATGCACTTCGGAACGTTCCAGCCATATTAGTAACTTCACTCGTGTTCCAAGCACCAATGTCTTGGTTAAATGCTGATGCAAAGAAGAACATATAAGACATATTAGTAACTGCACTCGTGTTCCAAGCACCAATGTCTTGGTTAAATGCTGACGCACCGAAGAACATATAAGTCATACTAGTAACTTCACTTGTGTTCCAGTTACCTATTGCACCGTTAAATACTGTACAGCCTTCAAACATATTGGATAAATCGCCAATTAAAACAGGTGCGTCAGTAGCTGTCCCAACTAAATTATCACAACTCCTAAACGATGCATTCCAAGTAGTCATACCCGTAACGCTACCCCATTGACGTACATCAACACATTTAAGCCTATCACCACCATTATTAAAGTATGGCGCAGTATATGTACCCGTCACACTGATATCGTAGTAACCCGCAGTTGCATAAGTCTTAGCAGTCAAGTCACCTGTAGAGGTTTCACTTGTACCATCACCCCAATTAATAACTGCGTCACGAGTACCTGTACGATTAGGCCATTGGAATGTGCCACCGTCTGCACTGATGAATACGGTCATTACAAAGGAAGCTAACGAAGGCGCGCCCACAGGCGTAATTAACCCCGAGTAATTGATATAGCTGGCGTAATAAATGATTTGGCTAAATGTACCTACACCCAAAGTTAACGTATTTGTTGTTGCAGGAAAGAAAGGTTGCCCGTAAATACGCTCACCATTAACTGGTGATCTCATATCTGTTGTACCGGCGGTCAAAATAATACCTGACACGGGCATGTTAACATCAACAATCATCGTGCCGCCCGCGCCGTACCAAGACGTAAAATTAGCGCCAGTCATCGTAGCCGAATCGGCAGCGCGGGTAACTTGTGATGCCGCTGTTGGAATGTAAGATGATGCGTATGCGCCGACTTCCAGTTGTGCAAATGTTACTGAGCCTGTAACGGTTAAAGTTAAAGTACCTGCTGTCGGCGTAAAAGTAAAAGTCTTGCGTGATGGGTAAGCACCTGAGCCAACGACTGTGGCTGTCGCTGTGCCTGATAACGTAACTGTACCCGTGCCATAGAAACTAAGTGTATGAGCAACGGCTGTAACCGTTACGTTCTGAGTCACCAACACCGCGCTGTTTAGTACTAAATTAGTCCTCTGCGCTTCCCGCATCAAGCCCAAGGGCGTGTGGGTAACGGGGTCATAATCAAATCGTGGCGCATTAATAGCCGATGATTGGAGAACGCCATCAACATCTGTGTAGGTAGCTGTGGACGCGCGCGTAAACGTAATACGAGGATCTAGCGTGTCGTTGGCGATAAAGTTTAAATTTAACGCCGCGGCTAACGCTGATTTAGCTAACGCCATAAGGCTAGATAAGCCAATAGAAAGCCCATTGCGAGCGCCATCGCCCCAAGTCATCGTATATTCACTGGTTTGGCGTAAACTGTACCGCCTGCCGATATTTGAATAGCGCTTACCCGCCACACACCGCCTGTACCACCAGGTACAGTAAATGGAATTGGGGTATTTGCAGGAATCGGAGTGCTTGCAGTTGTTGCTGTCACATCATTACCGACAACCACGTAGCAGGCTTCAGTTGCCCAAACCACTACACCTTGCGGGCCTGCGTTCCAACCATCCGTTGAGCCAGCCGTACCCGTAAAAGCTACGGTTTGAGCGGGAAAGTTAGCATCAGCTAAAGGGTTTAAAAGTTCCAAAATACTCTCCTTACGCCAGAAATTTAAGGCGGTACAACGTTTTTAAATACAGCTCAATGATATTATCCACCAATTGCTGTAATGTTGAGTCTTCTTTGTCGCAAAATTTGTACCGATTGGCTTCTATTTCAGTTAATTGGTCTTCTAAAAACTCAACTACATTAGTTGTTTTTTTAGCTGAATTAAGCGCAATAGGGCCTATTAAACCATGTCTGCCCTGATAAGCCTCAGCATACGCATCCGCCAACCCAATAATGTTTTCATAAAACTTTTGCAATGCTTTGTGCTTAGAATAACTGCGGGTGTTCAAATGAACGCTATGCGTGACATCGTGAGCCAAAAACAACGTACCTATGAAATCTGAACACTTCATAACATTTGTCCTTGTTGCGGCATTTGCGCAGGCGTCGGTTGCATTTCTTGCATTTGTTGCATTTCTTGCATTTGTTGCATTTGTTGCATTTGCTCGGGCATTATAGGCATTTCAGGGGCTTGTTGTGCGGATACCATATCGCCTGCGGTCATTACATCGCGTAACGTTTGCATGACAACCTCTTGCACTTGCTCGGGGTTCATGCCTGAAGCCACAGCAGAGATACGCTTAGTTTCCGCATTGTATTCGTCAATACGCAATTTCTGGGATTCCATAGATTGGCTGACGTTTTGAAGCATCTGGTACATCTGCGCCATCTCTTGGCCCATGGCTTCCATCTGTTGCTGAGCCGCTTGCAGGGCTGGATCGTTGTCCTGATCGGCCAAGACTGCTGGGTCGATGGTCTTGCGCAGGCGCTCAGCCATCTCGTCAGCACCTGGCCAGTCCATGTTCTTCACAAACAAGTCGCCAGCGACTGCCCACAAGTTCGGGTTGCCTTGCAAAATTTGACTCATGGCGTCCATGGCTTCCTGACGCTTGGTCATGTAGCTTGGGCCGGTTGTCACCACCACGTCGTACTTACCGACGCCAGGGTTGTAAATCTTTTCAATCACAAGGCCGTTCTCGTCCACAATCTTACGCACTGGTTCTGGCTGATTGGGGTCGATCTGCGCCATGCCGGTTTCACCATCCACCCCAATAATGCGGGCAATGCGACGGGTGTCGTAAATCTTAGGGATCATGTCGACCAGCTGACGGGTCACGTAACGCACCGCACGGGCCAAATTGTCCACGTAATGGTACGTCCCCGTGTCTGCTTGGCGCTCACGAGCCAAAATAGCCCGTCCTGAGCGCTCATTAGACGTCTGCCCCAGGGCTGAATCATACTGCCCAGTGGTGGCTTTGATGTCGTCTGAGGCCCCTAACTTGGCCTGAATCAAGCCTGTCTGTGGCAATGGTGGGGCGGCGCGTTGAGGCAAGGGCAAAACTGAACCCGCACCGTCGGTCACATCAGGGTTTACCTCTAGATACGGCCAATTGGTCGTGTTAGCGGTCTTCCACTGGTGCTCGTAGCCTTCAAACTGCCCACCGTAGCCGATAAAGGGTGCTTTGGGTGCCAAGGCGAGCATCTCAGCCTCTTGGCTTACCCAATAGTTATACATGCGCTGGGCGTCTTTGGCGTTACGCACAATGCCACTGATGTATATCTGGCCATCAACTTCAAATTCGTTACCAATAACCCGCACGATTGGAATCCAACGGCCGGCCCATTCATTTTCTTCTAGCACTTCATAGCCGTTGGTTTTGACCCACATGACTTTCTTGCGGTCAACTTTACGGCGGCGTGTAGGCTCAAAGCCCATGGCTTGCATCTGTTTGGCTTCCATGGAGTCTTTAAACGCTGAGACTTCACCAGGAAAGAGTAGTAATTCGGTCTTTTCGTACTCGCAATAGAAATACTCAGCGATACGCACCGTGTCTTCGCCAAGCCAATGGCTTATGTCTTGATCGCCTATGCCTTGCTGTTGAATACTTGAGATAGGCATAGATTTGGGGTAAAGGCGCTCGTACTCGTCTTTAGTAATGTCTTCGGTCACAAAGCACCACTGAGCGTCTGAGCCGCATGGGTCTTGAATCATTGGGTCCATGTAGACGCTAAAGCTGTTGCGGATACGTCCAATCTTTAAATCTTGATCGAACGAATCTTCGTCGCAGTACTCGGTCAGAATACGGATATAGCCTTCGCCGTAAGTGACTTGGTTCTCACACGCTGTGTCGTAGGCCACATCGGCGTCTGACATGTACTCAATATGGCGCACAATGCCGTCAAAAATCTCAGCCACTTCCGTGTCAGCCACGTCGTTGGCGGGAATGACTTTGCCAGACGGGCGGTTTTGACGCTGGTCGTTGGTGACTTGTTTGACGTGCTGCGGGAGCTTGTTAATCGTCAGGCATGGGCGCGCGTTTACCGTTTGGCCTTGCACCGAGCCACGGGTGGACAAGACATCTTGTGGCCATTGCCATTGGTTGTCTGGGCTGCCCGCCATAAACTTCAAGTCGTCTAGCTCAGCTTCACGAGACTCGCTATAAGCACCGATGGCCACCGTCATTCGGTGGCGCATCGTGGCCAAAAGGTCTGTTTTATTCATCCATAACACCCAATACGTGTTCTTCGCGCATGACTAAATAGTCCTCACCCTCGAAGTGTAGCTCTTGACCGACGAATTCACCAAACAATATTCGTTGCCCAACGTCAGTTTCACTTGCATCGGGGCCTTTGGCCACAATTCGACCGGTTCCAGTCTGTTTTTGCTTTAAAAGCGCAAAAAGCGCGTGTTTTTCCATGTCTGGACGCACAAATAGACAGTCTTCGCGGGGTGTCAGGTTCATTTCTTTTTCGCTGTTTTGGCTGATTGTTTGAAGTCTTTGGCGCTTGGCGCGCCTTTAGCGCTTGGGCTGCGCATCTTCTCGCCTGATCCGGCTTTGATGCGATCGCGCTTGGCGTTGATATTGGCGTATAACCCTGGTTTACCTGGCATGTTAAGCTCCCATCCAACTTGTTGCGGCGCCATTGCCGCTGTAGCTTGAAAAGCGCCTTTCCCTTGTGGCCGACTCACGGTGCGCCACTGGGAAGGCGAACGTCACGGCCAAAGCGTCGGCCGCATCTGGTGAGGCTAAGCCTCGAGACTTCATTTCCTTCTTACCTTCCAAGTATATCGTACCTTTACTGTCCGGTTTGCGCATAGGCCCAACCAGATCAGCTTTTAGTTGCCTGTCCTTGGGCATATGGGCGGTCTTCAGCCACTCCCGCATGTCGCCCCACATCTGCGCGCGCTTGTTGCCGTACATCATGGGTTTGCTAGACTTAGAGCCAAAGTTCACGCCCCTTACCTTGTAGCGCTGCTCAACCAGTCTGTCAAGAATACCGTAGCCTAGCCCGCCTTCGTCGATGACGGTTAGCGCGGGCTTATATTCCTCAATGGCGTCAATGACGCGCCCCACAATGGTCATGGTGTCTTCGCCCTTGTAGCGCAATAGCGCTTTCAAGTCCCGACCCTGCCTGACCACAATGACAGTGGAATCCATACCGCCGCGCGCCGGGTCGACACCAATAATGATGGGGGCGGTGGCGTCTTTATGCGCAGGTCTTGCAAACGTGTCGTCCACCAACTGCGGGCTGATAAACTGATCTTCGCCTGCTGATGGGAATTCGCCGTACACTTCAACGCGCGCCTGACTCGAATCCTCGCCGTACTCTGCGATGATCTGCTCATAGACGCCTTTGTCTGTACCCTCGACTTCACGGGAGTCAACCGTGCGGCTGCGCCAAAAGTCACGCTTGCCGTGGAAGCACTCGAAAAAGTAGCCCGTGTTGCGCCGAGGGTTGGAAAACGCAAACCAGTACCTATCTAGTATGTTCTCGGTAAAGAAGCCCGCTGCCACCGACCAGATTGGGTCAGGTATGCCGCTTGCCTCGTCAAAGATCACCATCATGCCGTCGTGATTGTGCACGCCGGCATACGCATCAGGGTTTTCCTCACTCCAGAGCTTGCCTTCAGCGGCCCAGTAGCGCGTGCCTTTCTTCAAGTCGCGCTCGACCAACTCACACACCCATTGGGCTGGCACTAACTTAGTGGCGCTAATTTCCCACCAGTGGTTGTTAATCGACATCGCCAACCACTTGGTCAGCTCGGCCCATGTCACACTGCGCAACTGTGCTTCACTGTTAGCTGACACAATCACACTCGCGCCGATCTTAGTGCTCAGCATCCACAGCACCAGCCAAGCCACGAGCGCCGACTTGCCGATACCGCGCCCAGAACTAACCGCTGAGCGCAGCACATCCATCTGACTCAAACCACGGTTGTCTTTTATATGCTGCGATATAGAGCGCAAGGTGTCGCGCTGCCACTTGCGTGGGCCTGAGTAGTTGGCCAACGGCGTGTTGGGCTGCCCCCACGGAAACGCCGCCAACACAAACGCTAGCGGGTCGTCCGCGATCTGCGGCGACCACAGCGTGGACATCAGCTGTTGCTCACCTTCAGCGCTGTATATAGGCTTTTGCATTATCGTGGCACCGGGTAGCGTAGTTCTTGCGGTTGCGCAAACGTATCCTGCCCTTGCCGTTGACGACGCATAGCGTATTCGTACGCTTTACGGTACATGTCTTCGGTTGGGTCTTGCCCCGCCTGCAACGACTCTATTTCTTGCGCCGACAAAGTGGGCACTATTAAGGGGGCGGTTATAGGTTTGCCGTTAACTTCAAACGTAATCGACATTTCCGTCATGGGGCGCCCGCCACGGTCGGGTATCTTACCCATAAAGCCAAGCCCTTTGGCTTGGAACGGTTCGCCAGGCTGCTCGGCAAAACGTGCGCCATACGGCGCCATACCGGTGCGCCCGTCGTCCATGCGCAAACCATTCATCTGACTATTTGGCGCTAATGCGTTTTGCGGGGGCATCTAACGTCTCCATATCTCGGTGTTCCACATCTATCGCCTCGATGATCCGCTGCTTGGCCTGCGCTAGCGCATCTGTGATACTGATCTGTTGCGTGACTTCCAACTGCACCCGCTGAGCGGCTTGCCAGTCGTGGCGATGCTTGAGAATCTCTAGTGCTATCTTAGCATCACCTTCTAAGGCGGCGGCGTGCATAACGCGGGTTAACTGCGCTTCACCATCCGCTCTGCCCTTTAACTCAGCCATCTCGGCCACAGGGTCAAGTTGCGTCAGGCGCCGGTACTCGGTGGGCAACAGCCCAGCGGTCAGCGCCAATGCGTCGCCCTTTAGCCCAAGTTTCGCTGCCTCATA